TTTTTAAAGTTGGTACTTTATTTATTACCTTCTCACAAAGTGATAATCACCATCCGGTCCGTTATCGCAGAATATACCCTTACATTCAAAACCACAATCGCTCATAAATTGTATGATTGTGTCTTTCAACGGGGCGCCTTTATTATACTCTACCTGTTGAAGCTCTAAAATAACATGTTTGGCATTTTGTAAAGCAAGTCCTGCTCCCATTAATACATCAAGCTCTGCTCCCTGTACATCCATTTTAATTAGATCTGGTAATGGGAATTGCTTTTGTTGTACAATAGTATTCACAGTGGTTGAACGCAATTTACGTCTATGGGCTTCGGTATACAATACATCAGCGCCACTGCTTAGTTCACTATTTTCTCTATAGTAGCTGTTACCGCCAGGATTCTCTACGTTTTCATAGAAGTCCAATTCTTTACCATCTTCGTTACTTAACAAACCAACATTGTATCGCATGTTACGTTCTTTGTATAAGAACTCTGTGGCAGTCATAGCTTCAAAGGCAATATACTCGGGTTCTGGCCATACTGTCTTGGCCGCATCAGTCCAGTGTAGAACACAGGCACCAATATCATAAACAACCTGCGGAACAAAGTTATATTCTTCTCTAATTCTACGTAAGTAATCTACATGAGTATTTGGCATTAATTTATGCGATCCCAAATAGCGTAGTCTTGCTGTCACAGGATCTTCATCAGGCAGTGCTGGTATATTATTGTCCACAGTGAATGTGAAACTGCCAATATGTCGACATTGGATACTAGGATCGGCATAGATCTTAAATCCCTTATCACGTGCCTTGCGACAGAAGTCATTATCTTCGCTGATAGTGTGTGCGTGGTCAATGGCGCTGTGATATTCAAACTGTGGATAGCCAACTTTGGCAAACACTTCACGCTTAACTAGCACACAACCAAATCCACAGCCAGCTATTTCAACTAGACTGCGACCTTTTAATTTTTCATAGGGCATGTTGCTTACACCACCATGAGCATTAGGTTCATAAATTTCTAACACATGACGGTCTGGCTTGCGTTGAATATACAGTCCACTGACCATGTCCTTGTCATGTGCCAACAACTTTTTAAGTGTATCACGTTCAAAGGCAATATCACTGTCCACGCTGAACAAATAGTCAAATCCACCCACAGTCCAGTGCGCTATTAGATTGCGTACTTGGTCAATGTTGTATCCATAGAAACATTGGAACTCTGCTATATAGCCATCAGGAATTTCCAAATCATAGATAGATTTAAATGTTTCTGTTTCAATATTCTTAGCAGTGGGAATACCAATTAGAATACGTTTAGGATTGGCCTTGTTGGGTTTGACCTGTACCACAGGAGTTTCCACAGGCTTGTACATGTCAATTTTGGCCTGTTCATAGATTGGACGTTCGCGTTCTAAAAAACCATTGGTAATAGTTTGATCCTTGGTAGTGGCCGCAAACTGTGTGTAATGGTCCATGTTGGCAATGATATAATTTGTACGTCCTCGAGCCAATTGTAGATCAAACGCATAATTATCGCCAAAGTAAATATCTAACCCTTGAGGAATTGGAGTCCATACTGCTTTGTTAAAGAAGAATAAACAGCCATAACCATAGGTATGTTGACCCGTCCAAGGCAAAATATCAATGGTCTTGGTAGTCACTGGCGGTTGTTCAAACACATCAACACCTGGACACAGTCCAAATAAACCTGTGTCCTCAGTCATTAAATCTTGTAGGCGTAAAAACACATCTGTGTCAAACACAACATCATCATTGAGTACACAGATATGGCTGTAACGACTTTGTTCAACACCAAAATTCCAAGCAGGATTTACATAGATGTTTCGACCAAAGTCATACATGCGAATCTTAGGATGCTGTAGCCCTGGTGGTGTTTTGGTATTGTCATTGTTAATGATAATGACTTCGCCCACAGCTTCGTGTTCACAAAGAATGTCAACAAATTTAACAAACTGATCAGCCACTTTCCACATAGTAGGAACAATGATACTATATTTCTGTATGCGAGTCTTGGCCAGGATGTCGTTGGCATTAAGAGTTTGTAGATCCGCATTGACCTTATAGTCATTCAACGGACTAATGTCGTTGTAATTATATACAATGTCCTGTAGGCACTTGACCTTTTCAGGCCTTGCTTGTTCAATTGCGGCATAGAATAGTGCGCCATCTCCGCCGGCCTTGTACCATTGACCATTGCTGTCAGTAAACATGCGATCTGGTATGCCATTTATCAAATATCGTTTAAATGTTCTCAGATGCGTATAGGGCATGTTCCAATTGAACTTGTGCTTGCGATAGGCCTTGCTCTTTTTAATATGTTCAGGATAAGGTTGACTGATCAAAGGAATATTGTCAACCATGCTCCAGCATGATCCATAGGTGAATTCTGTAGATCCATCATAGATATTATTATAGTAATTAAAAATACTATTATCATTGACTAGGCTATCATCACCATCCAGTATCATAACAATGGCATTGGGATTGGTAATTCTACGAATGGCTTCAACTTGATTACGTGGTGCTCCCTTGTTTACATCGTTTCGAATAACGCTGAAATGTTTGAACACTTCCTTGGGCAATGCGTAGACTGCTTCCACAGCACGATCAAATCCATTATCAGTACTACAATCATCAATTAGGATATGGTGATAATTTTCATAGTCTTGTTGTGCCACACTTTGGATACAGCGTCCAATGTATTCTTCAGCATTGTAGAATGTACTGATAACAATGATCTCTTGTTCAGTGCTAGGCTTGTAATCCTCCAATTCAACAACATTGTGGAAACGTCTATTGTAGATTTTGTGTAGACGATGATTAATCTTGGTAACTTCTCTATAATCTTCACGGCTTAGATATTCGCCGCACTTACGGAACATCTGTTGACGCCATTGACGAGCCACACTATCCCATCCAGCAATGTCCTTAATGATATTACAGTAGTATTGTTTTTGTTGATGTAGATATGGATTACGATATGCTTCCACCACAGTCTTAACAAACTGCTCTACTTGCTGTGGAGTGTTAATATGTGGGAACAAGCCGTTGGGTTCAACAGCATAGTCAATCAAGTAACAGGCTTTCTCGATGGCAATTTCTTCTAGCCCACCAAATCGGCAAGTAACGCTGGGCGTGTTGTATAGCAAACTTTCCAATGTACTGATACCATATGTCTCCGGGAAGGCACATGGATAAATCATAAAATTAGCTTGGGCAAGTATACTGGCAATTTCTCGTTGTGGAATTATACCAGTGAACTCAATACCCTTTTCAGCATTAGCAGGGTCAAATGCCATTTCACGCCAATCTGTTTCCTGTTGGTCAGGAGCATCTGCTGAATTAAACTTGTAGTAGCCACCAATAATTTTTAATTGCGCTTCGGCAATGTGTCGTTTGACATGTGGCCAAATTAGTTTAACCAGCGGAATCATTCCCTTGGTCACTGACGCATTGTAGACAAATAAGTTACGGTCCTTGGCAGCAATATCCACTTCGGGAATATAATTATAGGCACCATTGCGTGTGATGAATACTTTACGCTTGAGTACTTCAAAGTTACGTTTTTTTCCGTGATCACAGTTGAGCACATAGGTAGTATGCCAATCGCTCAACGTAAAAATATCAGTGATACGGTCACTTACTGCGAGATCTTCAATTAAATTATCGCCCAAACAAAATGTGTCATGCATCCAAAGGATACGCATTTTGGCTTTACTCAAAATACGGTCATAGAGATTCATGCTTTGATATGGCATGGCACGATAGTCTCTCAGTTCTTCATATCGTTCTGGTTGAGTAAATGGAATGACTGTTCTACTGCTGATGACAATGTCAAAGTAGTGATCCTGTGCTAGATCATTTAAGTGGCGGTAAGTTACACCATCGTAAACTCCAGGTTGGGCATGATCAATACAGTTATTGAATACTGTAACTTCAAATCCCAAATCTGCTAGTTCTTTGCCCATTAGGGTAACAGCACTTTCGCTGCCACCTAGGCCTTGTTTGAAAACGGTTGTACCGTCATAAGGAATACCAATTATATCGATGATTGCGAGTTTCATACAGTTAATTATACACTAACTGCGGGCCAGATCAAGGTTTTTGGTTTACTTTTAATTCTGCTACTGTGGCTTCTAACTGCTCGATTCGTTCTAACAAATGTTTGATGACTTCGTGGTGATATGGAATGGCTTGATTGTAACCCACGGTCAACTGTACTTTATCTGGGTGTGTCCAACCGTCATCGTCCACTGTGCCTTCCACACGATCATTTGGCACAGGAGCAACCATATGATCAAAACCGGCTTTATGTACGCTTTGTGCGCCGAATCCAGCTTTAATACCATCATCGCCGAATCCAGGTTTCCAAGTATATAGGATACCATCTATTGATCGAACAAACTGTAATGCCCTATCTAAAGGAATAGTTCCCTGTATATCTTTTAATCGTTCGTCTGAAGCAACGTCAACTTCATTACTTTGAATACGTCCACTACAATATAATGAAAAGCCTACATTACCTGTGCTACCGCCACTGCCAATACTACCTGCGCCGCCGCCGCTCAAGTAGCCGTAAGAGCCGCTGATATTGTAAGTGTTTGTTCCGTTAATAGTAACATAAGCAGTTTGGCTACCACCACCAATCAACATTTGTCGGTTAATTGTTGCGGCGGTAGTATTTAGGACCATTAATTCTGTGAAGGAATTACTAGATCTCCATTTAAATGTTCCGTTAGTACTACCGCCAGTATTAACATCAAAATACATTGTGCTAGCCGCACTTGATGTATCACGAATGGCTTGGTTAGCCGCACCACTGCCATTTGGTGACATTTGTAGTGCTATACCACTATTAGCAAACTGCCCTGATATGAAGGATGTAGCCGCTGTGCCAGAACCTTGGCTAGTAACAGCACCTTGAACATTTAAACCACCAGGTGTTGTACCTGCTGGCACTTGTGTGTTTATGTTAACATCGCTGCCGCCGTTGGCATTAATCCAAATGCTACCAACTTTTGATGTAAGGTGATAGTTACCATCATCATAGATATAACTGTTGCTGTTCATCGCAATAGCATTATTACCTGGAATACCATTAGAAACACCAGTGGCTTGGTTAATGGCAATATATCCATTATCTGTTACTGAAAATATAGTAGCGTTATAGGCGTTGTTTAATATTTGTAGTGTACCTACTTGATCTAAACGGAACCATTTAGTAGCATTTGTAGCGGTACTCAAACCGTTAGTAGCACTTAAGAAGTCATGGTAATTGCCACCACCCCTAGTATTTTGTCCGGTTATAGCAATAGTTGATGCTGATCCACCACCTGTATAGTTAAAGGTTGCGAGTCCAGCTACTGTAAAATTAGCTGAACCATTTCCTGTGCTCTTTACAGAAACTCCACTATAAGGATCAATGAATAATTGTGCGTAATTTGATGTATCACCTGATTTAGATGTTTGTAGACGAATTGCACTATTAGTAGATGTCGTTGCTATAAGTTCAACATAGTTGCCAAGTGTATCAAACCCTGTGGTAGTTTTATTAGTAGATGCTCCCTGTAATACCAAAACTGTACCATTGTTGCCATAATTAATTCGGCTAGTTCCTACTACATCCAATGTGTAACTCGGATTTGTTATACCAATACCCAAATTACCAGTATAAGTTAATCTCATTAACTCTGAAGTCGATGCTCCTACTGGGTTAAAGTTGTTAACTGACCAATATGATGGACCATAACTGTCTCCAGTAATGGTATTCACCATTGCCGCACGGAAGGAATTTGATCCTATACCAGCAGGCTGAGCATGAATACTCACTCCTGCGGCTTGTCCGCCGCCTCCAACAGCAATCAATGCCATTGCCGCTTGAGTATTAGTACCGCTTGCCGCTGTAATTTGTTGTGTCCATGTAGATGAGTACCATCCACTGGTGCTAACTGAAGCATTGCCATTGACCTGTAAAAGAGAGGTAGGACTTGTTATACCAATACCAACATAACTATTACTAGGATTAATTGTAAAAGTGCTAGTAGTATAATGAGTCAACGCAGTAGGACTAGCATTGTTGGCATTAACAAATGTGGGATAATAAGTTGCGTTACCAGTTTGATATTGAGTATTAAGTGTTTGTGCCACTGTGGCTGTAGATACCAATGTAGCGGTATTCCAAGCAGTGGCTTGCCTTGTACCATCACCAAACTGTATGGCACCTGTTTGTCCTGTGCTGGTACTGGTTACTGGCAATGCTAATGTACCAGAACTACTGAATGTTAATAAGGTATAAGTTGGAGTACCGTTTAAGGCAATTTGGAATTGTGTAGTGTTTAATACCCGTAATACATTTGAACCGTTTAAGGTCAAATATTCGCTGCCAGCAAAGTAAGCCTGTGCTACACCATCTGTTAAAATTGTTGTGTTTGTAGCAGTAATGGCATTGACAGCATTGGCAACTAATGTTGATGTATTAAACGCACTACCAGTATACCCTATTTGTCCTTGGCTTCCAGTATATCCAACACTGCCATAATATCCTGTACTGCCTGTGTATCCAACACTACCACTATATCCAACTGATCCAGCAAATCCTAAACTGCCTGTATAACCAGTAAACCCAAGTGGTCCTTGTGGACCAGTACTACCATTATAACCAGCACTACCAGTAAATCCTGTACTGCCGCTAAATCCAGTACTACCAATGCTACCAGTGTAACCGGCAGATCCCGCATACCCTTGACTACCTGTATACCCCGCACTGCCTGTATACCCCGCACTGCCATTGTATCCATTGCTACCACTATACCCCAAACTACCACTATAACCTAGGCCAGCACTACCTGTATAACCAATACCTGGAGTAGGAACAAACGAGAATGAATCTGCTTTTATTATATAACCCGGAACAATACCTGTTCCAGTTGTTAGTGTAAGTGTTGTACCGTTAGTGGCTGTGTAATCAGCGGAATTTAATAACACACCATTTAAGAAGAACTGTGTATTGTTTGTGTTGTAGTTTACGTTGAATACTGTTTGATTAGTTAACGTAGCAACCACTTCAGTTGAAGTAAATGATATTGTTACAGGCTGACTAGATCCAGTGTAACCTACACTACCAGTATAACCTTGCGGCCCACTTACTGTGCTTGCTGAACCAGTGTAACCTACACTTCCCCAATAGCCTTGACTACCACTGTAACCTTGGCTACCTGTATAGCCAACACTGCCCCAATAACCTGCTGTACCTGAATAACCAATGATACCTTGTGACCCAGTATAGCCTACACTACCCCAATAACCAGCACTGCCAGTATATCCAAATGATCCAGCGTAACCCACACTGCCCCAGAAACCAGCACTTCCATAATAGCCCATGCTACCGGCAAAACCTTGGCTACCAGTGTAACCGGTAAATCCAATAGGTCCTTGTGGACCGACACTACCAGCGTATCCAACTGAACCACTGTATCCTACAC